TACGAAGGCAGCTATCCTGTCATTTGCAATGAAGGTGGCACAAGGAGTTCAAAGTCTTATTCCATTGTTCAGTTACTAATTGAGATAGCCTACAACAATCCAAAGACTAGGATTTCAATTGTTTCTCATTCCCTTCCCCATATCAAGCGAGGTGTTTATAGGGATTTTAAATCTATAATGGAGAATTGGGGTTTATGGCAAGACAATGACTTTAGCTTTTCCGATTTTATATACACTTACCCCAATGGGTCTTACATTGAACTGTTTGGATTAGAAGATGAAAGCAAGGCAAGAGGACCAGCAAGGGATGTTCTATTTATCAACGAAGCCAATTTAATTAAGCGTACACTTTACGACCAATTACTAATGAGAACCACAGGTAAGGTATTCCTAGATTGGAATCCTGCTGACTTTGTTAATTGGGTTTACGAGATAGCGGACAATCCTGAAAACAAACGCATCCATTCTACCTACCTAAATAATATACCAAACCTATCCGAATCACAAATAAAAAACATTGAACAGTATAAAAACCTACCTGATGATTTTATGTGGAAGGTTTACGGATTAGGAGAACGAGGTGCAGCAAAAGAACTTATTTACACCCAATGGAAACTATACGACACCGCACCCGAAGGCGATGTATTCTATGGTCTTGACTTTGGTTATGTGCATCCAGCTGCACTTATAAAGGTTACACATCACGAAGGCGAAAACTACTTTGAGGAAATCATTTATCAAAGTGGTCTTACCTTATCCGACCTTACAAGATTAATAAAAGAAAAAGTACCTGAAAGAGCAACTATTTATGCAGATGCAGCCGAACCCAAATCAATAGAGGAACTTTACCGACAAGGATTTAATATTAAACCTGCTCAAAAGGATGTATGGGCAGGAATAGTTAAAATGAAATCTTATCCAATTAACATACAATATCATAGCCAAAATCTACGCAGGGAATTTATGTCTTACAAATGGAAAAAGGATAAAAACGATAATGTAATTGAAGAACCTGTTAAAGCAAATGATGATGCTTTAGATGCTTCAAGGTATGCGGTATTTACTCACTTGACAAAACCTAAATTTGCGGTAAGTGTATTTTAACTTAAATTTCTTTAACTTTGTTTAAATTCTAATAATATGGGTTTATTTGACATCTTCACTAAAAAGAAGATTAACACACTATTTCCAACAATTCCTTTGGGTTCGCAAATAGCAATAGAAAGGGGCATTGTAACTTGGCAGGGCGGAGACCAAAGAAGTTTTGTTGATGACGGATATGTAGCAAATGATATTGTTTATTCAATAGTTAAGTTAATTACTGACAAAGCTAAATTAGCACCATTCAGTGTATATAAGGTTGTAGATGAAAGAGCAGCAAAGAAATACAAATCAATGGCTGCACAAAAAGACATCAACCTAAAAGAATTAGAAACATTACACAAAAAGGCATACGAACTTTATACAGGCGATTCAAGATTAAACGAATTACTTAAATATCCAAATGTTGAAGATACTTGGAGTGATTTTGTTGAACAATGGTGTGGATTTAAATTAATTACAGGAAATACTTTTATTTACGCAAAAATGATTGAAGCTGGAAACAATCAAGGGAAACCTTACGAATTGTTTGCTTTGCCTAGTCAGTATATGGCAATCATAGCTGACATAAATGTATTCCCAGCAACAAGAGTAGGGTATCAACTTTACTATGGTGTGATGTGGTCTTTTGATACAAAAGAGATTCTACACGATAAATTTTGGAATCCACAATGGAATGTAACAGGTAATCAACTTTATGGACAAAGCCCATTGATGGCTGCTGCTAAAAACTTAACTCGTTCAAACGAAGCTAAAACGGCTTCAGTTGCATCATTCCAAAATGGTGGACCTGCTGGAGTTTTATTTATGAACGATGACCGATTTGACCCTACAAGTGGACAAGCACAAGCACAAGCACTTAAAAAGGCAGTAAGCGAAAAGAGTGGCAGTCTAAACTACAATTCAATTGCAGTATCAGGTTATAAAGTAGACTGGAAACAAATAGGACTTTCACCTGTTGAACTTAATATCATTGAATCGGAAAAATGGGATTTAAAAGCACTTTGTAATATCTACGGAGTACCTAGTCAATTACTTAACGATAGCGATTCAAAGACCTATAACAATCAAAGAGAAGGGGAAAAGGCATTAACACTTCGTTGTGCCATCCCATTACTTAACTCATTGACTGATAATCTTAATAGGAAATTACATAGCGACTGGGGTTATAAAGGAACAAATCTTTATGTTGATTACGACATTTCAGTATTTGGTGAATTAGAGGCAAACAAAGTAGAACAAACTGAATGGCTTGATAAAGCGTGGTGGATTAGCCCTAAACAAAAGTTGGAAATAATGAATATCAATGTTCCTGATTATATCCCTACTGAAGAGTTAGAGAAACTTTATATCCCAACAGGATTGCAAACTATTGACCAATTTCAACCTTTGAATATTCCTGACCAAAACCCTTAAAATGATTTGGCAAGATTATAGAAAATTATATGCCAACGCATTAAAACAATATTCACCCAAGTTCAAGAAAGAACTGCAAAATCAAGTGAATACCTATTGCCGTACACTAGACTACAACGCAATTAGCGATAAAGCCATTAAAAAGACCATACAAAAGCTTCATTTAGCTATGGGTGTAAAGATGGCTCAAATCAGTAGTAAGGTCGTTAAAAGGTCAATTAAAGGGCATTACGAGGCATTGGAGGTTAAATCAGCGGAGACGGATTTGTTTAGTTATACAATCCTTCAGTATTTGCAAACGCAAGGACTTGACCAATTGGCATCCGATATTACTCAAACTACCAAAGACCAAATTAGAAGATATTTAATTCAATCAGCCGAACAAAACCTAACACTACCTGAATCAATTGCATTATTAAGAAACGCAGGAATAACGGATTATAGAGCGGAGTTAATAGCAAGAACGGAAACAGGAAGGGCTGCCAATATTGGTTCAATGGTTGGTGCAACAAGTACAGGATTAGTAACAATTAAAGAATGGATTGCAGCAAAAGACAATAGGACAAGAAGGATTCCACGAGACCAATTTGACCACCTAAATATGGATGGTAAAAAATTACCAATAGATGAAACATTCAAACTGCAAAACAAAAAGGGTGGATTTGATTTAATGCTACATCCTTGCGATTCAAGTGGAAGTGCTGGGGATGTTTGCAATTGCCGTTGTACTTTAGGATATGAGGCACAAAGAGATAAAAATGGTAAACTATTAAAGCTAGAAAATAACCCACCAAAAGGGAATGTAGGGATGATTTGGGGCATATTAACTAATGCAGTAGGAATGCAAATTGGTAGATTGATTGCAGACTTGTTTGAATAATAAAAAAAAATATAACTTTGTAAATATGAAAACTTACGCATCAAAAGATTTAATTGTTGAAAAACAAGACATCGGCTACGAAGTAATGGATGTAGATACCGAACAACGCAGAGTAAAGGCCGTATGGGCAAGAACAGGTAATGTTGATTTGGATAACGATATTATCGTTCCTGAAGCATTTACCAAAACCTTAAAAGAAAGAGGTCCAGTAGGTAAAAACTTGATATGGTCATTAGTTGACCATTGTGCTGAAATGGAAGCCGTAATAGGTAAGCCTGAACAATTATACGTTGAAGGGGATATGTTAATAGCAATCACTCCAATAGTAATGACCGAAACAGGTGAAGATGTAATGAAGATGTACGATGCAGGTTTAATTAATCAGCATTCAATTGGATTTACTACAATTAATTCAAGCGTTGCAAAGGATGGAGTAAGAACAATTACTGAACTTAAACTTTATGAAGGTAGTGCGGTATTATGGGCAGCAAACCCTGAAACTCCAACTATTTCAGTAAAGAGTGAAGTAAAAAGAGAACAATTAGCAAATAGGCTAGAGAAACTCTTGAAAGCGTTTAAAGGCGGTAAATTTACCGATGAAACCTTTGCGTTGATGGAGATTGAAATAAAAAGGATTCAAGCGGATTTATTGGAGATTGAAATCGTTAAAGAAATCACTGCGGTCGCAGAAGCACCCCAGCCGATAATTGAGGAAGTCAAAAACAATGATGCGGAAATCTTGAAGGCAATTAAAGAATTTAATAAAATACTAAAAAAGTAAAAATGGAAAACGTAATTAACGAAATGGCTGATAACCTTAAAGGTTTTCAAGCTAGTATTGAAGCGAAGTTGGAAGCAACAAACGCTGAAATCCGTGTAGTAAAAGATGAAGCACAAAAACAATTTGATGCTCAAGCTGCTGCACAAAAGAAAAACGCATCTAAACAAGTAAAGTTTTTAGATGAGGCTATCATTGAGAAATTAGATGGCAAATTGGATGAAATGGAAAAATCTATGAAATCAAATGGTAAATTCCGTTTAGATTTACGTGATGTAAAGTCTATGACTTTAGGTACTGCTTTAACAGGAGATGCTCAAGCATCATATGCTCCTAACGCTTCAGTTTTACCAAGTCAAGCAATCAATTTCCGTGATTTAGTTCCAACAGTTCGTAGCGAAAGTGGTTTGTATGTATTCTACAAAGAGACTGCAACAACTAACAATATTGCTGCTCAAACTGAAGGTTCAAACAAAGGTGAGAACAACTACGCATTAAGCGAAGTTAAAGTGGTTAACGATTACATCGCTGGTTTCTCTACATTCTCAAAACAAATGGCTAGAAGTTTGCCTTTCTTAAGCACAACTTTACCAAGAATGTTGACTAGAGATTTCTTCAAAGCAGAAAACGCTGCTTTCTTTGCAACTGTATCTGCTGCTGCAACAGGTTCTACTACAACTGCTGAAACTGTTGATTTAAAGCAATTAGTTGATTACATCGGCAACCAAAAGAGTGCAAACTTTGTATCTTCAGTTGCTTTAGTAAGCCCTAGTCAATTAGGTCGCTTATTGAAAGAAACAATTACTGCTGGTTACTACGCAGGTAATGGTTCAGTTATCGTTTCACCTAATGGTGGTATGACAATATGGGGAACTCCTATTATTGCTGCATCTTGGGTTACTGATGACAAGGTTTTAATTATGGATAGTAACTTCTGCGAGCGTATTGAAGTTGAAGGATTAGCTATTGAATTCTCTTATGAGAACGCATCTAATTTCCAACAAAATATGGTTACTGCGAGAATTGAGTGTTATGAAGATATTAACTTGATGCAACCAACTTCAGCAATCTATGCTGATTTGGGTAACGTTTAATTTAATCTAACATAGATAATAAAGACCCCATCTTAATCGGTGGGGTTTTTTATTATATTTATTGTAAATTTGTAAAAAAGAGATATGGCATATTCTAATTTTATAATAGATTTTACTTTAACTGACACCGCACCTGTAACCGAACCTGTAACATTAGCAGAGGCTAAATTGTATTGCAGGGTTACAACTTCAGTAGATGACAACCAAATTTCATTGATGATTAAACAAGCTAGGGAAGCGGTTGAAGTGGGTACAGGATTAAGTCTTATTCCTAAAACTGCCGTTGTATGGTTTACTAATTGGAATAGTGCCTTTGAATTACCTTATGGTCCTGTTAACTCAATAACAAGTTTAATTAATGAGCAAGGTGATACAATAGCCGTTGGAGATTATACTTTAATCGGTGGTAAGTTTCCTAAACTAATTAGACCAGCATATCAAAATTTAAAGTTTACTTACACTTGTGGATATACAACCATTCCAAACGATTTAAAGATTGCTATATTAGACCAAGTTAGCTACGATTACGAAAATAGAGGATTAGATTCAAATACAGGTATTTGTGAAAAAACTTGGAGAGCGTGTCAGCGTTGGACAAGATTAAGCCCAATATTATGAGATTAGGAAGCAAGAAAGCAAACTATGTAGATGCGAATACAATGTACTCGGAAATAGGCTTATATGTGCCTACAATTACCGCTGATGGGCAAGGTGGGTATATTACTACCTATGCCTTACAAGAGGTCGTATTTGGGGATTTTAGACCTGAAAACGAGAATAGAGCATTGTTAGAATTGCAATTGAGTTTTACTCGTTCTGCTAAAGTATATATTAGGTACGATGTAACGATTAACAATATGTACAAAATAGAGGCAGAAGGGGAAATGTACACAATACATTCAATTAAGGATGTAGAAAATCAGTTTAGATTTTACGAAATATTAATGTACGCATAATGGATAAGATTGAATTTAAAATGCAAGGTTTTGATGATGTGTATAAAAAACTAGCACAATTAAGCAATAAATCTAGAGGTGAAGTAAAAGATGAATTTGCTGCATCTGCTAATAATATTAGAAATAATGCAATAAAATTAGCACCTGTAAATTTAGGAGAATTAAGAAATAGCATACAAGTAACTTCTAGAGGGGACAATAATGATTATGTTTTTATAGTTAGAGCTGGAGCAAAATATGCTCCTTATGTTGAATTTGGCACAGGAGGTAAGGTAAGCGTTCCAAGTAATTATCAACAATATGCACAAAAATTTAAAGGTAAAACAGGCAGCACGTTTAAGGCAATGATTGAAGCTTTAGCATTGTGGGTTAAAAGGAAGGGTATTGGTAATGGTAAAAATGACAAAGGTTTGGCTTATGCAATAGCATTAAATATTTTAAGGAAAGGATTGAGACCGCAACCATTTTTAATACCAGCTTACCAACAAGAAATACCAAAACTTATAAAAAATATAAAAAACATAGTAAATGCTTAACCCTAACATTGAAATAAAGAAGTGGTTTTATACCAATTTGACAAGTTCAAGTGGGTTGCCTGTTTATGATGGAATAGCCCTTGAATCAGCACCCGATGAATATATTATTATGAGTGGCAGAAGTTCAAACCAAGAGCAGGGTAAAATTAGTTACACCAATACAGTTACCATTGATGTTGACATTGTCATAAAAAATAGTAACTTTGGATATAAAAGAGCCGAAACAATAAGCGATTTAATACTAAATGCAATCAACTCGGAAACAAATATAACCCTAGCAAATGGGTTTTATGCTTCAAGTTTAGTGGTGAGTGCAATTAGAAATTTAGATGGTTTAAACCCTTTGGACAATGTATTTAGAACAATAATAACTTATAATTTAATAATAACTCAAAATTAAAATAAAATGGCAGAAACAAAAGTATCAGCAAGAGATTATATTCTTACCGCTGACATAGACGGAGACGCAACATTTAAAGCAGTCGCTTGTCTTACAACTAACTCAATGACATCAACAGTAAACACTATTGATGCAACTTCTAAATGTGGAGACCAATATCAAGCTGGTCCTTCATTTACTCAATCATTTAAAGGCGAAGGATTTGCAATTGATGAAACAGGAACACCTAGTAAGGATTCTTATCAACAATTGTATGCTGCTCACGCTGCTAAAACTGCCTTCAGTATGAAGATGGGTAAAGCAACACCAACCGCAGGTGATATTGTTTATTCAGGTCAAGTATTTATTAGCGATTTTGAAGTAAACGCTGCTGATAAAGATGATGTTAAATTTACTGCAACTTTCGTAGTAACATTGCCACCATTAACACAAACTGAAACTGCATAAACCTATGTTTGAATTAAAACTAAACAACAAAACAATTCAATTAAAATGGGGTACTTGGTCAATGAGGGAATTTTGCAAAGCAAAAGACATATCTATTGACAAATACTTTGAAGTTTTAGGTAGCAATAAATATGACTTGGATAACATTGTTAAACTAATACATATCGGTTACAAATCGGCTTGTATTTCTAACAAACAAGAAATTGAATTTACCGAAGATGACGTTTGCGATTGGATTGATGAAATAGGCGGAATTTTTAATACTGAAGGACAAATTATTTTGTACTTAAAATATATTGTAGAACATACAGTTTTAGCAGTACAAGGAACACCTAAAGAAGAAAAAAAAAAGTCTAGTAAAGTTAGGTTGGGATGATATTTTAGTTAAGGCTGCTGAATGCAATATAAGACCCAATGAGTTTTGGGATATGACTTGGAAAGACTTTTCTATTATCGTAATGGGTAAAGAGAAACAAGAATTAAACGAATGGGCAAGGACTAGAAACCTTGCCTATATTGTATATTTAAGTAACAGTTCCGAAAGGTCACCTAAAAGTATGAAGGCTTTTTGGCACATACCAGCGATTGATGATTTGGAAGTTGAAGAAGAAAAGGTAATGTTAAGTAGAGACCAATTGGCAAGGACACTAAAGTTATACGGAGTAAATTAATAAAAATGGCAGAAACAATAAGTTTAGAGGTTTTTTTGGGGATGAACTCGGACCAATTACAAGCCGAATTAATTAAATCACAGAATGAGTTAAAGAAATTTGAATCTCAATTAAAAAGGTCAACTAATACTGCCGAAATTGTTGTATTAAAAGAAAAAATTGCAGCAACAACTGGCACTATTAACAACATTACTAATGCATTAGGTAATACAAGTAGAAAATTTGGCGATGCTACTAATGCTTTAACTAACTTTTCAAGGATTGCTCAAGATGCTCCTTATGGACTTATTGGTATTACGAACAACCTTAACCCAATGTTGGAATCATTCCAACGATTATCTAAAAGTGAAGGCGGAACTAAAAGAGCATTTCAGGCAATGGCAGCTGGGTTAACAGGTCCAGCAGGTATTGGTATTGCATTGGCGGTTGTTTCTTCTTTAATGGTTGCATTTGGTAAAGACATATCAATATTTATTGATAAGGCAACAGGTGGTTCTGCATCATTAAGAGAATTTGCTAATGCTTTCACAGGAGCAAAAGATGCTTTTTCAGGAGCTTATGTACAAATAGAAAATGTAAATAATGCTTTTGAGAAATTCAAGAATGGCACATTATCAAAAAAGGATGCTTTAGAAGAATATAATAATTCATTAGGTAAAGTTTACGGAACTACAAAAGATATAGCAGAAGCGGAAAGGTTATTTATTGAAAATAAAGATAACTATGTAAAAGCTGCATTATATAGAGCTGCTGCACAAATAGCGTTAAAGAAAGCATCCGAAGAAGCGTTTAAACAATTAGAAGCACAATCAGCACCTGAAAACGCAAACAAAGTTGATTTATTTGCAGGTGAAAGTTTAGGTGCATTTGCTTTGTCTAAATTAACAAAAGGTCCAGCAATTAGTGTTACTGATATCATAGGAAGTGAAGCAATTGCAAAAAAAGCTAAAACACAAGAACAGGTATTTAAAAGTATATTTGACCAATTTAATAAATTAGCACAACAACAAGATAAAGCAGCAGTACACTCAAAAAATTTCGGTAAAGAACTTGATAATATTTCAAAAACGGCATTAAAGCGTTCAAAAGATATCAATAAAGAAATTGATAGCACTACAACAACAACTGATAAAACAAAGTCAAAAAGAAAAACAAGTGCTTCTATTGACGCATTAAAAGAATATTCTGCTGCATTAAAATATGAATTGTCAAGGCAATTAATGGACATTGAAAAATATCAAAAGATATTTAAGGACAAAGGTTTTGATAATGGATTAATTCTTACCTATGGTGATAAAGGGGAATCTGCTGATAGAAAAAGAAGAATGGCTGATGAAAGGAAAAGAGTAACAGGTCAAGATAATAGTTTAGGTGGATTTTTAAGTAAGGATGCTTCAAATAGAATGAATATTTGGAAACAAGAAAGCGATGCAGTTGATGCAGCTGCTAAATCTTACGAAAACTTTGCTAATTTATTAGCAAATAATGTTACAAGTGGTTTAATGAGTGTTTTTGATGCAATAGAGCAAGGAACTAATCCCTTAACTTCTATTGCTCAAATGTTCCTTAATATAGCTAAATCAATAGCTGCTGCGGTTATACAGGCAACAATATTTGAAGCATTACTTACCGCATTTCCTGAACTTAAAGCAATATTTAGAGCGAGTGGTGCTTTACAAAGTGCATTTGGGTTTTCGGGTGCAAGAGCAACAGGAGGTATTACTAATGGTCCATCAATGGCTTTAGTCGGTGAAGCTGGTCCTGAAGCTATTATCCCTTTAAGTAAATTAAGCGGAATGCTTAACACCACATTTAGTGCAGGTGCAATGAATGGTGGCGGAATGGGTGGAAATGGTTCATTTGTATTAAGAGGCAATGATTTAGTTTTAGCATTACAAAGGTCTAATTCATCATTAAATTTACGTAGAGGTGGCATATAACTTAAAATACCAAATAACTGCTGCAACCAAAAACAATCAAGTTGCGGTTGTAGAAATGTATATTGATGAAGTAGTTGCTGCGGTAATTGAATATCCTGCAACTGCAATTCAGTTACAATACATTCCAAGAAGTGATGATATTTACGAACCTATTTATGCAAGTCAGTTAAATGTTAGTATTGATGTAACGGATGATGATGCAAATATGCCTGACTTTACAACATTGAACGATAGGAAATATTTAGTTAAGTTATTAATAGATGGTACTATTTATTGGCAAGGTTGGGTTTTAAGTGATTTGGTTCAATACTCATTTACCACAGGAAGGAAAGAATTAGCTTTTAATGCTATTGATGGACTTGGAATGTTAGATTACATTCCTTTTACATTTACCGAAACTAATGTAGCAGGTAACACAAAATTAAGCCCACAATCGGTTCTTTACTTTTTATATACTTGTTTGGGTGAAATAGAATTCCCAACAGGATTGAATTTAGTTACTGCTTGTTCTTATTATGCAGCTGGTATGTTAAATAGAGGTGATGGTAGCCAATACGAGCCATTTAATCAAAGTTATTTACGACCTGTTTACTTCCAAAATGATGATGAAACATACGAAACTTGTTTAGTTGTTTTGACTAAAATATTAAAGTCATTTGGTTGCAAACTTTATCAGTCTAATGGCAAATGGTATATTGTAGCGGTTAATGAATTTGCTGCTGCTCCATATTTTGCTTACACTTACTTTACGGAATACGATGCAGATGGCTTATTAGTAGATTCAGGCACATTTAATACATTAAGCGAAATACAACCATACACAGGAAATACAAGCGGTTTATACTTTACTAATAATAGCCAAATGAAGCTATTTAAGAAAGGTTATAACAATTTCAATTATAGATACGATATTAGTTTCTCACCTAATTATATATCAAATCCAAACCTAAAGAGTTTAACAGGTGGATTTCCTACATTATGGCAAACATTTAATCAAGGTTCAGGCGGAAGCGTTGCAATAGTTAGTAAACCATACGAAGCAAGTGATTGGTTTAATATTACATTAGGCACATCAACAGGGGTTACAGGATTAACTGAAGTGCATACAAATCCTGTTGGATATGTAACCGAGAATGACACTTTAACTTATACACAAACATTTTTTGAGCAAAGTATTGATAAGGTAAGAGGACAAATACAATTACAAATAACAGGTATAGGTGGCGGTGCTGCAATCTATTATTTAAATGTTGATAGCGTTTGGCAAGATGCTTCGGTTGCACCTTTTGACAATTATTATGAAGTTCCTTTAGTAGAGGAAGATAAAATAAACGAGGTATCAATAACAACACCGCCAATTCCTATAAATGGCACTTTAGCAATTACTTATATGCTAACACAAGATATTGTGAATTGTGCTACTAATGTAAAAATTGGTTCATTTGGATTAACATTTGATTCGCCTTTATCATTGATTACATCTACTTCAATAGTTGATGCAAATAACCAATATCAATTAGGAATGGATTTGCCATTAGGTTATCCAATTTACGATGGTGATGGGGTTAATAGAACTCAAGCAAATATGGCTTATGGAACTATCCAACAATTAGTTTCAGGGAACTTTGTATCAGCGACAGGATGGTATCGTTATGGACCTTACACAACACCTACCGATGGTTTAAGCCAAACAATAATGAAGGAATACATAAACAATTATAGAAGGAACTTAATAAATGTTGATTGTAACCTATTTGGAATAACTACATCTAATGGGAATTTTGCTGCGAATAAGTTATTGCAGATATTAGATACTGACCCAGCACAAATAAACATAGAAGATAATAGATATATGACAGGCAATATGACTATTGATATAGTAGGATGTGAAACTCAAGCTACTTTATTAGATATTTCAAATGAGGAAATAGCAAGTACGATAGAAACAATATTCACAGTAAACGGAGTACCTTTTAATTAATTAACTTTGTAATATGGCAGCAAAAGTACAGGGCAACAATATAATGTTGTATTATTTTGAACCACCTTCGGAGGCTTATCCAGCAGGTAGGGATATTCCGTTTTCGTGTTCTACAAATTGCACATTTAGTGTAAGTGTTGACCAAAAAGAGGTAACAAGCCAAACGAGTGCGTGGTATAGAGAATATAAAAACGATACTGCAACTTGGAGTGTTACTTGTGATGGTCTTATAACTTTGGATGGTTATGGCTATTTATTCTTACTTGAGCAACAACAAGACCGCACTACAATTTTAGTAAAGTTTGTTATTGACAACGGAGTTGATGGGTTAGTAGTTATTAGTGGGGATTGCAATTTAACAAGTTTACAAATTAACGCACCTTATAAGGACATAGCAACGTATAGTGTATCGTTACAGGGTACAGGTGCTTATGCAACAACAGGAACTTCAATCAATCCAAGTGGAACAGTAATTGTTGCTGGAGGTGCGGTTTACACAAAGGGAACGATTGCAGCAGGTGGCGAAACAACAATCACTTATGGCGATATGATAGGCAAGGCTTGTCTTTATGTTTCTCGTGGTGGTATAGATGTTCAGGATATTTTAACGACAGGAACGGCAGTTGATGAGCAAGTGAAGTGGAATAGTACAACAGGGGTATTGACATTTGGAAGGGTATTAGAAAGTGGGGAGTTTATTAGGGCATTATTTCAATAATTTAGTTATAAATTAATATAAGATGGCAAATCAAATAGTTGTTTCAGCAGGTGCGAAAGTGAGAAATTTAAGTGGAGTTTTAACAGGAACAACAGGAGTAGTTAATTCCTTACCTATAAACGCTGCTAATGGTATTCCGCAACTTGATGTCAATGGTAAGATTTTAGTTAGTCAGTTACCTAA